TCGGCAATATTCGTGGACAAGACGGCCTATATGTGAATGGCCCATTTCTATCTTTAAAAATAGGAGATAACGTAATAAGGCATTTCGTTGGTGAGTGGTACAGGCCAATGCTAGTGCATGTAAGATATTCATCTTCAGAGATAAGTCTACTGATCAATGGAGAGCAGGTTGGCCAGGCATTCATCGATTCAGAAAATCTTGTATTTCCAGACAGATACTCAGATACCCAACTAGATAATGACTGGATTGGATTTTACCCACATGACGACGTATACCCATTTGAGATAGACGCTATTGCAATATACGGATACAAGGTTCCTAACCAAGTAGCAAAAAGACGATTTGTTTATGGCCAGGGTGTCGAATTCCCAGAAAATATCAATAATGCCTATAGTGGTAGTTCAGTATTTATTGATTATCCGTTCTCTAAATATTCAAAGAATTATTCATACCCAAGGATAGGCAAGTGGAATAGGGCAACATACGACAATATACTTGTTAGCGGAAACTCTATTGGCTTTCCAGAATACCAAAAGCCAAGAGCAGTATTTAATAATAAAACAGAGTCAGAATGGAACGAAGGCTTAGAATCCAGTCAGAATGAGCAAGAGTCCTTTATATCTCTTAGGCCATCATCAGAATGGCAAAACTCCCAGGGGTATTTGATTATAGATAACCTAACAATTGATGCCACTATTCCAAAAATGTTTTATGCAATTTGTAAAGAGAAGGCTTCATCAAGCCAGAACCAGACAATTTTTATGATAGAGGATGCTGCCACTCAGTCATACTTTGAGGTAGTTATAACCCCAAGCACTATTGATTATATTGTAGGTTCTCCAACTGGTCAAACTGTAATAGCATCTAAGACCAAAGAGTTTGACGGCGTTGGTGAAAAGTTCATTGTTGGTGTAGATATCTCTAAATTCTCTGACTATTATGGAGGAGAAGCGGCTCAATTTTTTGGAAAGCTCTCATCTTCATCTATATATGTAGGTGGCAGAAAAGATTTCACTAGTACCTTCTCTGGAAACTTCTATGGTGTAGGGTTTAGCTCAAGCAAAAATGCTTCAAAGATATCTTCTGCATTTTATTTTGACGGAACTATAGTCTGGGATGAATTTATCGATGCAAACTATATTCAACAGCTTATAGATGCTGGAGAAGACGTTACATCCAGTGCAATATTTGACTTTGTTTATGACGGAGGTACTTTTGGATCATACGCTCAGTCTATAATTAATGGTCACATGGCAAGCTACTATATTTCTGCACAAGACACTCTTTCTGGGTTTAAGGTGGTTGTTGGTGCTGATTCTTACTGGGAAGATTACATTCCTCTATCGGTGTTTGCAAAAAACTCACTAGACTCAAGGGGAGACGAACGTCTAGACCTAGACTTTATTCAGTTTAACATTAACTATCCAGCACCATCAAAGTTTATACAAGAGGAAACCACAGGAAGCTGGTCCTATGAAGAGCTTAAGGAAGAGTACTCTGTTCCTATACAAAGAGAGTACACCTCGTTAGACAATAGTTTATTTACTGGTTTTAACAATTATGACGATTTAAAAAATAGGGCAGTAGATACCTACAAGTACGACACATCGAACTCAGTAGTAAAGACGTATATTACCTTTCAGCTACTCTCAGACGGGGCTAACACTCCTTTATCGTCATACTCTCAGTTTGAGTTGGCTCCAAAAAGCGGCATCGTATCACCAGGAGATAGCTGGCTAACCACAGCTTATGAGGTAGTGGATGGAGTGGTTATCTATCCTCCACAATCAGTAAGCTTTGAAAATTTAGCTCTTGTTACCCACATAGAGATGTCTTCGTCAAGCGTATCTGATGCACCAATCCAAATTAAAACTTTAGAGTATGCGTCCCTATCTCTTTCAGACACAGGCCCAACCCCAATTGGAACTAGGTTTGGAAATGACATATTTCCGTACAGAAAAGATGGATTCTACTTCACCTATAAGACAAGAAATCCATTTTCAATATACAAGAAGAGTACCCCGTATTTATATCTGACTCGTGATAGCGGAATTACAATAAAGGGAGAGTATGACCCAATAGTTAATCGTGGTATATCTGTGCCAATCAATCCAGAATCTTCCGATAACTACAAGGTTATAGCTATGCAGCTATCTATGAGATTTGATCAAGACCTATTCCCATTTGCACCAACTCAAATATTTGAGATTCAAAGCAAAAACTCTTATATTAGAGTATATATGGTTGCAGCTCACCCATCTGGCAAAAGAGCTAGAATATATGCGATAAATGAAAAGGGTAAGCTCGAAAGCGGAATTGCATTTTACGTTAATGGCAAGATCGTCAAAGATCCATACATAACCATAAAAGAGTGGGCTATGCTAGGTATTGGTTTTGCAAATACTCAAGACTTTAATAACTATAGTGGTGCATTCAGAATTACTGGACCATTAACCGTAAACAATATCTCATACTATAAGTCTACAAACCTTCAAGAGGTACAGACAAGAATTTTTAGACCATGGTTTAAGGTTAAAAAGGCAGGCTCTCTAATATTGGATTGGAACTACTGGAACATCATTCCATATTTGTGGGGCGGAAACAACAGCGTATTGGTAGTAAGCTCAACCAGCTATTACGGAGTAGACCCATCTGATGTATATAAGGCATACACTGGAACAAACAAGATTATTGTTGATGACGGAGAAGACTTAATTTTTGGTGACTACTCTTATACTGCTTATACTAATGTATCGTGGATATCCAATATTCAAAAACCAGTATAGTATGGTATACTGGTGGTTATGAAACTACAAAATCCTAATGAAATTGGTAATTCCAAGATAACTGTTTTAGATAAGCAGTACGACTGGGGGATTTATTTTTGGAAAAAGGCTAACGGAAAGCCATTTACAGATGGCAACGGAAGTGTTTTAAATATTCCTTCGCATCGTGGAGATGCAATACAAATTCAAAAACTTGTTAACGAAGCTACAAACTTGGGCCAGGGGGACGGCTCTTATGAGTTTATGCCAGGAGTGAGCAGGGTATCAGATGATGAGTATGCGGAGCAAGTAGACAGAATGAAGAATGGTCTAATCCCTAACCTTAATGATCTTGGTGCTGTTGCTGCTGCTAAAAAGACACTAGAACTATATGGAGATGAAGGCTAATGGCCGAAGACTACTACATCAGAGATATTGGCTTACCAGATTTGGAAAAGCAAGAAGATATCTTTAAGGCACAGGATCCATTTAACAAGAGCTGGGATGATCTAAAGTCACTAGCTGGAATGGATAAAAACTTTAAGCGTCGTACTGACAGAATGGCAAAAGCCTATGATATGGCAATTCCAAATGATGTAAGAACAGACTCAGCGGTATACCTAGATAGTGCCTTGGCGGTAAATCGTGGTGTTGACGGTGCCACCTCTAAGGAAATAAATCCAGGTACAGTTTATCGTAACGGCTACGGCATGTTTGATGTAATTACTCCTCCTTGGAATCTGTATGAGCTAGCCAACTTCTATGACACCTCTTTTGCAAACCACGCAGCCATTGATGCTAAGGTAGAGAACATCGTTGGTCTTGGCTACGACTTCCATGTTTCTGACAGAACAATGATGGCCCTTGAGTCTAATGATAACGATTCAGCCAGGGACAAGGCACGTAAGAGAATCGAACGCATGAAGATTGAGATGCGTGACTGGATTGAAAACCTCAATGACGAAGAGTCTTTTACCAATGTAATGATGAAAGTGCTAACTGATTACGAGGCAACTGGAAATGGCTACCTTGAAATTGGTAGAACTATTCGTGGTGAGATTGGTTACGTTGGTCACATTCCAGCTACAACTATGCGTGTTCGTAGACTTAAAGATGGCTTTGTTCAGATTATTGGTCAAAAGGTTGTTTACTTTAGAAACTTTGGGGCAAAGAATGCAAACCCCATAACTGGAGATCCAAGACCAAATGAGATTATTCACTTTAAGCAGTACTCTCCATTAAACACTTATTACGGTATTCCAGATATCATGTCTGCAGTATCCTCCCTACATGGAGATCAGCTAGCATCACAGTACAACATTGACTACTTTAGCAATAAGGCTGTGCCACGCTACGTTGTAACACTTAAGGGTGCAAAACTATCTTCTGATGCAGAGGACAAGCTGTTTAGATTCCTTCAGACTAACCTGAAGGGGCAGTCGCACAGAACCCTATACATTCCTTTGCCAGGAGACTCTGACACAAACAAGGTAGAGTTCGAGATGAAGCCAATTGAGAATGGAGTTCAAGAGGCATCGTTTAATGAGTATCGACTACGTAACCGTGATGACATCCTGATTGCTCACCAGGTACCGCTATCTAAGATAGGTGGTAGCGATGCGTCAAATATTGCAGCTTCGCTATCTCAGGATCGTACCTTTAAGGAGCAGGTAGCTAGACCAATGCAGAGAAACATTGAGAAGCTTATCAGCAGAATTATCAAGGAAAAGACAGACATCCTAGAGCTTAAGTTTAATGAGCTAACTCTAACTGATGAGATTACTCAGTCTCAGATTCTAGAGCGTTACGTTAAGACTCAGATTATGGTCCCTAACGAGGCACGTGAGGTTCTTGGACTACCACAAAGATCAGACGGCGACGAGCCTTTTGAAATGTCGTCTCGTCAGGCAGCGGATACTAGAGCCAATACGGCACAGAGCAGGCAGCGTGATACTGAAAGAACTAATAATAATTCTGACAGTCCATCAACAGTTTCTGGACGAAATGCCCAGGGCGAGGGTAGTTCTTCAGAATAATGTGTTATAATTGTTTATTGGCAATTATAACAATTTCATAAAACGTGTATTATAATTAAGGTAGTATGACTATATCAAAGGTTCACTGGGACACCGAGGGTGAGAATGTTCGACTCTCGATGCCTTTTAGCAAGGTCGATTCAGAGAGACGTATTGTCTCAGGATTTGCCACACTTGATAACGTTGACAAGCAGTCAGATATCGTTACTACCGATGCATCTCTAAAGGCATTCGCAAAGTTCCGTGGCAACATTCGTGAAATGCACCAGCCACTATCTGTTGGCAAAATGGTTTCCTTTAAGGAAGACAAGTATTTTGATCCAGAGTCGAAGAAATTCTTCTCTGGTGTTTACGTTTCTGCCTATGTTTCAAAGGGTGCTCAGGATACCTGGGAGAAGGTTCTAGATGGAACCCTTTCTGGTTTTTCTATCGGTGGCCGAATGAATAAGTGGGATGACGCTTATGACGAGAAGATGGATAAGTCAATCAGGATTATCAAAGATTATGACTTGGTAGAGCTATCTCTTGTAGATAATCCAGCC